TTATCTGATTATAATGATGCCCGGTATGAAAATGAAGTGGCTCAGGGGGCAGTCCGGGCTTTTGAACAAAGAAAATCTGCATTGGAGAATCTTGTGAAATTATTCGGACAACAATATTTTGCAGGTCCTACTCTCCCCCGTGATTTATCCAATGAACGTTTGGAAATAGAACGGAATAAAAGAAGTGATGCCGGAGTAGCTGGTAAAATGAAAAGAATTAAGAAAGATGAAAAAGAATAGTGGTTGGAAACGGTTTTTAGGTTTCGTAATTATAGGATTACAATTATATATCCCAAATTATATTTTATTTTACCCTTTAATTAGCAAAGGCACTAGCTTTTTATACCCAATTGATATTATTTTGAGGTATTTAAGTTTGACTATATTATGGACTATTTTATTAATAATAGGATCTAATTTGATAAAAAAAAGTAAAACTAATTTTTAATTTTAGTGTTATGGCAAAAAAGAAAAAAGAAAGCCGATTCAGAGGAAAAACAGGAGCTGATGCCCGACGTCATGATAATGAGGGCAGTAATTATGGATATTTGAAACTTCCAAAAGGGGTTTCTGTATTCAAACCGGAAGAAGGCCGGATGAAATTTGATATTCTTCCTTACATTGTAACGGATTCCAATCACCCGGATAAGAATGAGGAAATTGGAGCAGCTGTGGAAGGGGAAATGTGGTACAAACGACCTTTCAAAGTTCACCGCAATATAGGGTCCGGAAATGATTCAGCGGTTTGTTTGACTAGTTTTGGAAAGAAATGTCCAATCTGTGAATACCGGACCAAACGAATGAAAGAAGGAGCTGAAAAAGAGGAATTGGATGCCCTGAAACCTAGTCAACGTGTATTGTATGTGGTAATTCCTAAAGGCCACAAAAAGCTGGAAGAAATTCCTCATCTTTTGGATGTTTCTTACTATCTTTTCCAAAAACTTCTCAATGAAGAACTTCAGGAAGATGATAACAATGAAGTGTTCCCAGATTTGGAAGAAGGATTAACATTGAAAGTCCGTTTTGAGGAAAAGAAAATTGGAAAGAATGCATTTTTTGAAGCCGCCAGGATTGATTTTGAAGAACGGGATGAACCATATGACGAATCTATTTTGGATGAAATTCCTAATCTGGATGAAATACTGATTTCTCTTTCTTACAAGGAACTTGAATTGAAATTCTTTGAATTGGATGAAGTGGAGGAGGATGATGAGGAACATCTTAAAAGAAAATCCAAACCCGCAAAATCCAAAAAACAGGATGATGATGAGGAAGAAGAAGAGGAGGAAAAACCACGCCATAAAAAATCAGCTCGGAAACCAGAACCGGAGGAAGAAGAAGATGATGATGATGACGATGAAGATGATGACGATGAAGAGGAAGAAGAACCTGTCAGAAAATATTCTAAAAAGGCTGCCAAAAAACCTTCTAAAAAAGTAGTGAAAGAGGAGGAAGAAGAAGATGAGGATGAAGAGGAAGAGGAGAAACCCAAAAGAACCACTAAATCATCCAAAAAAAAGTCCGAACCGGAAGAGGATGAAGAAGAGGAAGAGGAAGATGAAAAGCCTGTAAAAAAAGCCTCAAAAAAGGAATCTTCAAAAACCGGGGGAAAATGCCCATTCAAACATATCTTCGGAAAAGATTGTGATAAACACGATGACTGTGACGAATGTGACAAATGGGATGAGTGTATTGAAGCTCAGGAAAATTGAAAACTAAAAAAGAAGGGAAATGAGCAGATTTAAATTTTTAAGTCAAAAAGCCGGCAAACAAGGCCGGGGCGCTATACTCACTTCCAACTATATGGTAGGGGCCTTTTTGCCCCTACATATAGTTGAATACATTGAGTTGTATTGTGTTGCTAATGAAATTACCAAAAGCAGCTTGATTCGGTCTATTATCACCAATTGGTTTAAACCAACCATTGCTACCAAACCCAGTCCTGAATTAATTTCTATTATAGCCTCCAAAGCTAATATGGAATGGCAGGTGGAAAAAGCCAATCTCATTACCGTTAATAAAACGGAAACAGAAATCAGTGAAAAATTTCAATCTTTCAAAAGCTCCTTAAAATTGGAATTGGAAAGAAAAAAATTGAAATACTCTGATGTGGATAGTGTCTTATCATTAATAATGAAATAACATGGAAAGAACTATCAAAAGAAAACAATCTCCACTAGCAGTTTCTCGTAAAAATCATGTCAAACCTTCTGATAAAAAAGAAAGAGAAGAAGGAACATACAAAGGGAATACTGAACTAATGATTTCCACTGGTTCTACTCTTTTAGACTTAGCCATTAGTGGAAATCGGAAAAGAGGGGGAGGAATACCAGGGGGAATTTTAATTGAAATATTCGGGCCGGAAGGAAGTGGGAAAACAGTGTTGCTTTGCGAAATAGCCGGAGCCATTCAACGAATTGGGGGGAATGTAAAATTTAATGATCCTGAAGCCCGTTTAAACCATCAATTTGCCTCCATGTTTGATTTGGATATCAATGAGGTAGAAATTGAGGAGCCTGATACAGTTACTGAAGTCATTGATGGAGTTAAAAATTGGGAACCCGGAAAAGCTAAAATCAACGGAATTATGACGGATTCCCTTGCTGCGTTATCTACCAGAATGGAATTGGATAACGATGAAGGGGATAAGATGGGAATGCGCAGGGCAAAAGAATTTAGTGAAGGATTGCGAAAGATTTGCCGATTGTTGAAAAAAAATAATTATATTCTGGCTTGTTCCAACCAAATACGTCAAAAAGCCAATGCTCAAAGTTTCGGGGAGCAGTTTGATGTACCTGGGGGAAAGGCCATTGCTTTTTATGCCTCTGTTCGGTTGCGGGTCAATAAACCTGTAAAAATTAAAAGGGAAGTAACCATAGCCGGGAAGAAAAGAAAGAAAGTGATTGGGGTGGAAAGTGAGATTGAAGTTTATAAGAATAGTGTGGATGCTCCTTATCGCACGGCTCCTTTAATCATCCAATTTGACTATGGTATTGATGACATCCGGGCTAATCTTCAGTATTTGAAAGAATACTCCAAAGAATCGGTTTATCATATTAAGGACCATAAATTGAGCCGGGGTCTGGAAGAATCTATTGATTTGGTGGAGGAGGAAGGATTGGAAGAGGAATTGAAAGAGGCTGTAATTGATTTGTGGGAAGAGATTGAAAATAAATTCAAAAAAGAACGCAAACGCAAAGAAAGATGAAAAGGACCCGGAATGCTACCAAATTAACCAGGACCAAAAAGCCATTATTGAGGAGAACGGTTGATACAGAATTGAAATGGTATTTGGCAGAGGAGAATCTGCCCGGAGTTTTTTGGTTGATTTCCGGTCCTTTTACCAATAAAGAAAGACTGCTGAACCATACTCCTAAAATCAATGATTATATTGTAACCGTGATGAACAAAGAACTTTGGGCCCGGTTCAAATATAGGAATCAGAATTGGGAGAGATTGAGACCAACTAGGAAAGCAAAAAAATTTTATAAACCATGAAAAAGAAACGAATCACCCCACAATCTGCCAAGGCTAAAGGCCGGAATCTACAACAATATGTTTGTCAAAAAATATCCGATATTACCGGAGAATCTTGGGGAAGTAGTGGTGAGGATTGTCCAATTGAATCCAGGCCTATGGGTCAAAGTGGAACAGATGTGCGGATGGAATCCCATGTATTAAAAATGTTTCCTTATTCCGTGGAATGTAAAGCCCAGGAAAGTTGGAACCTACATGAATTTATCAAGCAAGCTCAAACCAATATTCTTCCTGATACTGATTGGTTATTGGTTTGTAAAAAAAGCCGGGAGAATCCGGTGGTTATTCTTTCCCGTGAAGGCTTCTATTATTTGACTAAAAAATTTGAAATTGATCTTACTTATTTCAATTATACAGTTGATTCTTGGAGAATAGATAAATGGATTGTTGATGCTAAAAATTGGGGGGAACCTTGGGTGATTTTCTTTTCTAAAAAAGAAGGGCCTTTGTATTGTATGTTGGATGCTGAATATTTTTTCGGATTATTCGGAAAGAAACCTATGAAAAGGACAAAGCAATGATTAAAAGTATTGAAATAAATAATTTCCAAAGCCACAAAGCCTCCAGATTGGAATTTGTTCCCGGAGTTAATATCATTGTTGGGGGTTCTGATAGTGGTAAAACTGCTATTTTACGGGCTTTGAAATGGGTTGCTACAAATCGGCCAACCGGGGATTCTTTCCGCAGTGATTGGGGAGGAGAAACTTCTGTTCATTTAGAATTAGATGACAATACAGTTTCCCGGGTAAAAGGAAAAGAAAATTTGTATGTTTTGAATGAAGTGGAATTTACAGCCTTTGGGACCGATGTACCGGAAGAAATCCTGAAGGCTTTGAATTTATCCTCTACCAATTTACAACAACAATTGGATTCTCCTTTCCTTTTATCGGATTCCTCCGGGGAAGTGGCAGCTCATTTTAATAAAATAGCACATCTGGATGTTATTGATTCTTCTCTAAAGAATGTGGATAAATGGATAAGAGAAATAAAAGCCAATCAGGGAGCCCATCAAATAACTCTCCAAAACCAAACCCAGGAATTAGAGAAATTTGAAAACCTAAATTATTTGGAAACTATTTTGACTTCAATAGAAGGAAAAGAGGAAAAGAAAAATGATTTGGAAATAGCCATAAAAGAGGTTGAAAAACTTTTATCTGAAATAAGATACACGAACAATAAAATCAACCAAAAAAAACCATTGATTATTATGGAAAAAATGGTTCATAATCTTTTGGAAGTTCGGGAAATCTTAAAACAGAAAGCTGTGGATATTGAAAATCTCAATACTCTTTTGCTTTCTATTGCCCGGACCAAACGGCAGATTCTCATAAATAAAAAGAAAATCCGCAGGGAAAAAGAACTCAATTCCATTTTAAATAAGATGGAGGAACGTAATGAATTGGTGAAAACCGGGACAGCCTTAAAATCAGTTAAAACCGGATTGGAAAAAATTGATAAAAATATATTGGAAAAAAACCAAATTATTAAATTATCTGTTATGGTTAATAAGATAGCCCAACAGATAAAGACTAAACAGAAAAATGAGGATGATTTTCAATCTTTTTCTAATTTAATTTCTAGGTTGAGTAAATCTGAAACGGCTATTCAGATCAAAAAGAAAGCCCTGGATAAATTAGAAGAGGAATTTCATGAATATATGCCAGACATTTGTCCTTTGTGTGGAACTAAAATTGGGAAATAATGAAACAATTAACCTTTCCACAGGCTAATCTATTTTTTGATCGGGAATTATATTTATTAATCTCTCCTGAAGATGCCGTTTATTTACAATTGTATCAGCGATTCCAATTGATGCCCTATGATTTTTTCAATGAGCATATGGAACGGATTGTTAAACAACCGATGATTACAAAAAATCTATGTGAGCCCCGGTTTACTGCTATTAAAAATAGATTTCTAAATAAAACCGGAAGAGAGGAACCCACCACAGCTACCTTAAAAGAAATACTACCCAAAGAAATCAGACAATTAATATTTCAAAATATTGATAATGGAACGGACCAAAAAACCAAAAAAACTTTCCATAGAACCCGGTAATCATCTGGGGAAACCTTCTGCGATATTTACCGGGGATTGGCATTTAAGAGAAACATGCCCTATCAGTAGGGAAGAAGTTGAATTTGAGGCTGCCCAATGGACTAAAGTTGCTTTTGTAGCTTCTTTACAAGATGATTACGATATTCCAGTAATTCATAGCGGTGATTTATTTGATTATTGGAAACCTTCCCCGGCCTTATTATCTAAATGCCTGAAAAGATTACCCAATAAATTTCATACCATTTATGGGAATCACGATCTGCCTCAACATAATTTAGATTTGGCAGATAAATCCGGGGTATATACTTTAGCGATGGCTGGAGCTATAAAAATATTGGATGGGTGCCATTGGGGAAACACCCCTAATAAAAATGATGGTTTTTGGATTGAAGATAAAGAATTATTGATTTGGCATACTATGACCTACCAAGGAAAGGAGCCTTGGCCGGGATGCCCGGATAAACCCGCCAGAAGTTTATTGCGAAAATATGACCAATTTGATGTTATTTTAACAGGTCATAATCATAAAGCATTCTTGGCTATGGATGGAGACAGATTATTGGTTAATCCAGGTTCTTTAATGCGTCAAAATAGTGATCAAATAGATTTCCGGCCCCGTGTTTATTTATACTATGCTGAAAGTAATACGGTTGAACCCATTCTTATTCCTATTGAATCCGGGGTTGTATCGGAGGAGCATATCAAAAATAAAAAGGACCGGGATAATAGAATTGAAGCATTTGTCAGTCGTTTAGATATGGAATGGAAAATGGGATTGGATTTTGAAGGAAATCTGGAAAAGTTCTTTTCCAAAAATGAAACTAGAAAAAGTGTAATAAATATTGTGAATAAAGCTATTGATAACTGAAAAAATTTAGGACTATGACTGAAAAACAATTACTGGCTTTGAAAGAAGAAATTGAAGAAGCCAAATCAGAAGTTTCCAAATTGGAAGGAAGAAGAGAGCAAATGATGGATACCTTGAAAAAGGATTGGGATTGCGAAACCCTGGAAGAAGCTGAAACAAAGTTGGAAAAAATGAGAAAAGATTTTGAAACCCTGGAGGAACAAATTCAGGAAGGTTTAGAGGAATTGGATGAAAAATACAAATCTTTAGATGATGAATAGGGTTCAGGAATATAGAAAGCGATTAGAACGGGAAAAGGGAAAGGAGGAACAATTGCGGAAATCCATCCACAATCTACAATCATCTATCAAAGACCTAACCAGGGATTTGAAACGTCATGAAGAAGCTAGGGAAATAATTAAACAGGTAGGATTGTCTACCCAACAACAGCTTCAATACAATATCTCTGATATTACTTCCCTTGCCTTGGAGGCCGTGTTTCAGAATCCTTATGAATTGAAAGCTGAATTTGTAGAACGTAGAAATAAAACGGAATGTGATTTGGTATTTGTTCGGGAAGATAACCGGGTTGACCCATTAACGGCTTCCGGAGGAGGGGCCGTGGATGTGGCTGCATTCGCTCTCCGGGTTGCTAGTTGGAGCATGGAGAATCCTAAAAGCCGAAATGTAATCATATTAGATGAGCCAATGCGATTTCTCAGCCGGGATTTACAGGACAGGGCCAGTTTAATGCTAAAGGAAATTAGTGAGAAATTAGGACTTCAATTCATTATTATTACTCATGAACCTACTCTGACTGAAAATGCAGACCGGGTTTTTGAGGTACGGAATAAGAAAGGTAAATCAATTGTAACTTTAATTGAATAATCATGGAAAAATCTTGGGTGAAAAAATTTCATCAGGCTATGAATAAAACTCCAAAAACTATGGAGGAAGAAGGTGATCAGGACTATTTTTTAAGATGCCATAAAGAAATAGCAGAAGCCTTTAGGCCTATTGCGGAAGAGGCTGAGAAAACTAAAGTGTGGGAAAATTCACTTGAAAAAAGGAATAACTACATTGAATATATTTATTCATTTGAAAAATCCCATATGGAAAATGCTATAATGGTGTTTGCAGATTATTTATTCAAATATCAAAATAGTCCTACTTATTTTCATAAAATAGTAATTGTTATTTTATTAACTCCTATTTTCATTGAGTTCTATGATATTTTCATTGAATCTAGTAAATCTGAAAATCATGGTTAGAATTAAATTGACTGATGGAACCCATAAAATAACATTAGATAATTTTGATAATTTTATTTCATTTTTATCAGAAGAATGTAAAAAAGATTACATTCTCACTTCTATTGCTACCTATAATGGGAAGGAATGGGAAACTGACAATATCCTTATTAATCGCCATTGTATTCAGGAAGTTGAAAAATATGATCCCCCTAAATTCGTAAAAAATGAAAAATAGTGATTTTACCATCGTTTTGGATAATGGTCATGGGGTTAATACTCCGGGTAAAAGAAGTCCTGTATGGTCAGACCAACCCCAACTTTTAGAATGGGAATGGACCCGGGATTTGGTTCAATATATTATTCCCAAACTAACTGATTTGGGATTTGCTCATAGGATATTAGTGCCGGAATTACGGGATATTTGCTTGACCACTCGGTGTGAGCGTGCTAATAGATTAATGACAACCAGGCCTCATTCCATCTTAATATCTATCCACGGGAATGCTGCTGGAGTTGAGGCTGCTAAAGGTTTTGAGATTTTTTCTTCTCCTGGTATAACAGAATCCGATAAAGTGGCTGAAGCTATTTTGGACCGGGCTGCTGAAACCGGATTATTTAAAATGAGATATGATCCAACACATCCTTATAAAAACAAGGAGGAAAAATTCAAGATTTTAACCGGGACAACCGGGAATGCTATTTTGATAGAAGCCGGATTTTATACCAATCATGATGAGTGTGATTTCATGATGAGTATAGAGGGGAAAAATCTGATTGCCTCTATTATTGCGGAGGGATTAAATAACTACGTTAAAACATTGTGATATGAAAATCTGGAAAACTCTACAATGGGTGGGTTTCTTACTTTTAATAGTGGGATTTATTAAAATTGGATATATGTATGGATTGAAAAAGAATCCGGAAAAACCTACCAAAACTGAAATCATCTATAAAACGGATACAATTACAATATCCAAATTTGATACTATTCAAGTGGAAATTCCCACTGACTCTTCTCTCCAGGATAGTTTATTGGTCTTACAAAAAAGATTGTTAAAAGGGGCTGATACTATTATTATTTCAGATACTATTTACCGTTGGATTGCTAAAGATTATTATTCAATCAGAACGTATGATTCAACACTAATAAATAGTGATTCCATTACAGCCCGAATAATAGCCAAAATCACCCAAAATAAACTATCCAATTTGCAATTCCAGTACAATATACCAATTAGAATAAATAATACAATAGAAACCATTGAAAATCCCCATTTCTCATATTACGGAGGATTAGGTGCAGATTTGTCTGGAGATTGGTTTGTTCAATTAGGGGTTTCCCCTCCCCGGTCCCGTTGGTTGTTCGGGGCCGGGGTAAATACCCGACAATTAAAATTTATTTCAGCTAGTTACCGGATAAAATAAAAAAGGGAGTTTTTCAACTCCCTCTTCTTTTATAAAAAACATCAGGCCTTTGCGTCATCTTCATTTTATTATAGAAAGCAATTAAGACTACCAATAAAAGAAGTATCAACCAAATGGTTCCGGCTATCCAATGTCCAAAAAATAAACCCACAGTAATAATGGTGTAAAGAAATACGGTGAAAATATTATAAGCTCTCATGATTCCTAGGTATAATCGAATACTTTTTTCATTCTTTCCATATACTCTGTAAATCCTTCCGGGTCCAGTTTCATCCAAGCCTCTTCAATATTTTCCCGGACCTGGGCCTGTAAAGTAGGAGTATATACATTCCATTCTGATTCCAATAAATAACGCTTAATAGCAGAAGGATAAACAGAAGCATGAGCACAGGTGAAACATCCCCCTCCTTTAGTAACTTTGTACAATCCGGTTCCATCCTCATTATCCAAATAAAAAACTTCTCCGTCAGCCAGAACTTCCACCATTTGTCGTTCGGTTCCAATAAAAGGAACAAACCAAAGATACCGTTTTAATCCTGGGGAAATTTTTTCAATTTGACGGGTTTGCCATTCCGGTTCCGGACCTACAACCCCCTGGAAGATTCTAAACAATGCAGATTCTCCATTCCAAAATCCTTTGTGATAAATGCTTTTCATAGTTTTATATTTAGTAAATATTCCTGGTTAATAACGTACCAAATCATCAAACTAATTACCATTAAAGAAAAAGCGGCAAGGTTAAAAACTCCTTTCAAAATAGGGACTACAAAAATAGATTCCCAACGCCCAATTACCAAAATGGATAAAATGATTATCCAAATAACCTCTACAATGGTAGAAATAACAAATACTTTTTCTTTCTTATCCATGATTATAAATTTTTAGATTTGAACTTTTCACATGCTTTATTAAAAGGGGCCAATAAAGAGGCCGAATCAGGCAGAAATTTACAAGCAATTGCATATCCGGATATATTATGACGGTCTTTCTTTTTATTACCATAAAAACAATCCGTACAATAAAAATCCTTAATGGGTTCTTTAAAGAATAACCGGGTGGAAGAATCTGCCCCAACCCCCTCTTTATTATAGGCATAAATTTCTTCTTCCCCCGTGGGGAGAGATACTAAAGTTATGATGGATAACTTTCTTTTTGCATTGGTGCAAATTATCCGGGCTGGGAAATTATGTTCATTCACTAATTCAGACCCGGTTTTATACTTAGATAAAGAAAATGGGGTTTTCATGTCCTTTGTTTTAGTTTACATAGGTAAAGATAATATGAAACTTTTAAAACTCCTAATAATTTTAAAACTTTTTTTGAAAAAAATTTAGGGATGATGATTTTCACCGGCATCCCTAAACTCTAATTGACTAATATTCAAACTATCTGCGCGTCATTCTTTGGATTTTACCTTATCAATAATATCTTTCAAAATTTTAGGACTAAATCCAGCAGCAAACAAAATCACAATCAAAAGAATATTATTCCAGGTTACTTCCGTCCCTTTCACAATGAAATAATACCAAGTGAAAATTAAGGCAAAAACTGTAATAACAGCCATTTGAAGCCTAGTGATACTGAATTCTATCTTTTGAGCTGGTTCATTCCACTTCTCTAAAAATCCAATTTTCTTTTTCTCCTCAGTCATTTTTGATCCTCCATTTCTTTTAAATTTATCCCAGTAGAGGTTTTCACCTTATCCTCCATAAATTTCCGAAGAATCTGGAAAATAGGGTGATTGGTTAATTGTCCGGCATTCTCCAAAATACTCCAGATTTCAAAACCGATTATCAACCAAGCCACAGAAGTATGGGTGGTGATAAATCCAATTTCTTTATCCAGCGCAAAGGTTAGCATCACAACTGCCAAAGCAAAAACCAATTTATAGATCGTGCGCCATAATTTATGACTTTTGATTCCTTCTCCTCTTTTCCTGGCTGCTAAAATCCCACTGGCTAAATCCACTACAATCGCAAAAATCATTACGTGAATAATTCCTTTAATTGGGGAGAAATAACCGATGCAGGCAAAGAATATGGCACTGATAAAATTACACATATGGGACAATAGCCATTTCATTTCTTCCATTGTTTTTAGTTAAAAGGTTGTTTTTACTCCTTATGCCAAAAATTGGCTTTATTTGTTCACAACGGGTCCCTTTTATTGTAATCCCTTAGCAAGCCCCTCTCCATTAGTTTCCCCTGAAATAATCGGAATCAGGAATCATCATTCCAGGGGAGAACCATTTTCATCTTTTGTAGAAGTAATAAAAGGTGAAAAGGATTCTATAAAGGGACCTGCCCGGATTTGTATGTAATTAAAATGAATCATATCAAATTAAATTTTCATCAGCCCACTCCCTAAATTGATAAGGATTCATGAAAATATCCAGATCATATTTACCAGTTGCCAGGAGTGCACGAATACCATGTTCATAACAGTATATTTGTCTGGTTGTAGTACTACCTTCCCATTTCCCGGTTAAAATCTTGATAAGATGCCAAAAGAAATTTTCAAATTCATATGGTTCTCCTTCGGCTTTCTCCAAATATTGGATTAATAAATCAGATTCATTTTTTGTTAATAATAAAGGATAAGATATATAATCAATAGTATGGTTAAAATGGTATATTTGAATGTAATCTGCCCAAGTTCTTATATTGGCCCCACCTTCGGTAGCAGTAGCCCCTGAAGACATTAAAATACCATTCATTTCAAATACTATTTCAAGATGCCCATAAGTTTTCATTCGGGGAAGTCCTCTGCTGACAGTCCACAACCACATTCCGGCCCGGATAATTTTAGAGGCAAAAGAATTACTATTGATTAACCTAATTTCAATCATTCCTCAATTATTGGAAGTTCTGTTATCAATTCTGAATCAGTATTAAAATGAATTGTGAGAAGTTCTTCTGCAGATAAATAGAAACCTTTGTTCCCTGCCACACTGGTGAAATAATAATATCCATCAATTAATTGAT